CGGTCCGGAGCACGGCGCAGGCGATACATGAGCATCGCATCTTCCGCGAGGATGAGCTGTCTCCAAGGTCTGTACAACGCCTCCAGCATCGAGGTGCCGTACGTCGCGTCGTCGAAGTTCCCCATCAGACGGAAGTGTACGTAGTCCCAGGGCCAAGAGACACTCCTCTTGAGCTTCCCCCGAAACTGCTGCCCGTCTTCCCGGAAACCGATCAACCGCGAATACTTGTCCTCGACGCGGTGAACCTTCATCGCGAGGGCGTGCCGCCAACCCAACACGCCTTTGCCCGTCGCGTACAGGGTGCGGCGGAACTCGTCTCCCATACGTGCGGTTGCCCTCGCGATCTGTGCGATACGGTCTTCGGCCTGCACGTTCCGGAAGCACTCTTCGCCCGCCTTGACCATCCGGTTCGATTTCGACTCGATCCAGATAGACTTTCCCTTGTCGTAGTCGCGCTGAGTCGATTCTTCCGCGTACAGGTCGAGGATCGCATGGACGATGTCGAACGTGTCCATCGTGGCGAAGACTTTGTACCGCTCGCGCCGTTCCGTCCCGAGCAGGAGCATCCGCTCCATATACTTCTGAAGGTTCTCGTCCTCCGGGGAACCTTCGACGTCCATCGCGACGGCAGTCGAACGGAACTGTCTGTTGTGCAGCCCCAACAGACGCCAGAACCAACCTACTTTGTGCGGCTGGACGAGCAGGTCCGCAGAGTCAGCCACGGTAGTTCCTCCACTCTCAGGACGGCTCAGTGTACAGGTGCCCCCGGGGACCGTCCAGCCCCTTTACTCCCCGAACCCATCGCGCATCCGCTCGAAGTCAACCTGCTTTCCAGAGAGCGTCTTGATCCGCGATTTCTCCTGCTGAGACTTCGCCTCACCTGGATCGACCGCCCGTTCCTTGACCGCCTCCTCGTCGAATAGCGGGACCCCGACGATGGCCCGTTTGTCGGTCATGCACGCATAGACCGCCCCGCAGACGGCGTCCGACACGTCCTTGCTCCCCTTGCCGCCGTCCGGGCGCTTGGGCGGATGGTCCACCTTCTGTTTCACGATGTCGCGTTCGAGGTACAGCACCTCCTCGATGTAGGGATCGTAATGGTAGGTGGCGATACGACGCTCGAAATGGGCGTTCCGCAGCGTCAAATACGGGACGTCCTTCTTGTCTATCGACTGGAGCTTCGACTGTAGTCCGCTCTTGTTCAGCGCCTGCATAATAGCCGCACTCTGGAACCCGTCGAACGTCGCGAGCGCAACCGGGAAGAGCTTCGAGAGATACAGGATGAAAGAGCGAATCTTCGCGAGGTCGATCTCAGAGCCCGGTGGCGGTACGATCTGGAGCATGAAGTCAACCACAATGAACGGGCTCTCGAAGATCGAGACGGTACCGTCAGGTTTCGGGCGTTGCCTTTTGACCATGCCGCTGACGTGGGCCATGGCGAGGCCCGCGCAGTCACCGGACAGCGACAAATCGCCGTGGACGAACCGCGTGTGGGTCGGGTTGATGCGGGGGACCCATCTCGACTCGACGATGTGACACATAGACGAGGTCACAAAATACTCATCCAGTGTAACGTCATCTTGGTAGTCGAGCATGACCATCTTCTTCGTGAACGGATGCGTCATGTTGTCTCGAATAGCATCGAAGATCGACTGCCGGTCGCGGATGAGCGGGCTCACATTGAACGTCGCGACGCCCGCGATGTCCCGCAGCGCTTGATCCACGTCCTCCCGGAAAAGCTGCTTGTACTCACCGGGGATGTTCGAGACCACCCGGGCGTTCTCGCGCGGTTCGTCGTCGTCTTCAAGGACGCGGCTATGCGAAATGCGGTCCCCTACCTCGACGCGGAACCGGGGCATGACGTACTTCTTGTCCTTCTTCACCTCCCACAACGAGTAGTCCGACACGAACGTCTTCGTCTCGTCTACATGCTTGAGCCGCTCCTCCAAGAAGCTCGTCTGCGCGTTCCTCGACGACAGCAACAGCATGATCCCCGGGATCAGTCCACCGGGACGCATGAATCGGGAGACGATACGGGAATGAACAGCGTTGTACAGTTCGTACGCCTGCCCGACCATCTTCTTCGTATCCTGCTTGTCCCGGACCGCACGCATGAAGTTGACCTCGTCCATACTAAATGAGTACAGGTCGAGGCCCAGGGCGTGCAACTCGCGCGATCCCGGGATGATCTGCAGATTCTGGTGCGTGGTCTTCGAGAAGTCGATTTTGCTGTCGATCCTGCGCGAGCGGGGGAAGTCGTACCGGAAGTACGGACTGCTGTCCATCCACCCCCTCAACTTGAAGTACCCTGTATCCGCCACCTGCCGTTTCGTCACGGAGTAGATCCCGAAGATCGTCAGTGAATCCGGGAGGAGCCCGTAGTACGCAGCCGGGTCCCGCAGGCACGACAGGCAGTGCGCCTTATACCCAAGCGCGCCCATGCCGCAGGTCGTCTTCCCGATTCCGATTGCCCCGGTCATGAGCCATTCGGATATCGTGCTGCCTACCCGGAAGACCTGCTTGAAGTCGTCGATCCAGTGCTCGTGGACGTCCTTGAAGAACTTCCCGAAGTAGTAGTCGTCGGTGAGGAACCTCTCGATGGGTACAGGCTTCCGGACGTAATCGACTTCCCATAGGAGTTGATGGAGTTCGTTGCGAGGGTCCCCGTCGATCAGCGCTTCCGCGAGCCACTTCAGGACGATAGCCTGCTCCGACGCCGTGAGGCTATCGAATAGCGCGCGCTCTCCGTGGACTGCCTCCTCCGCGAGCTTCGCGTACAACTGGATCGAATCGTCCCCCTGCACTCCCTTCGGGATCTCTATACCGCTGTAGGGGGACTTTCCGATCTTGACCTTCATGGTTTGGCTTTGACCACGGGCTTCTTCTGAATCACCTTCTTCGCGGGGGAGCTAACCTTGACCGTCTTTTTCTTCTTCGCAGGAGCCGCAGGTCCGAGGAGCTGCTTCCGGAGATTCGGTAGCTTCTCCGATAGGACTTCGATGACATTCCTGATGCGCTCGCGAGAGAGCGCTTTGTCCTCGACCGTGGTCGCCTCCGGGTCTTCGAGCACCTCTGCAGACACCGTGCGAGCCGCACCCACGATTACCTTCACGTTCACGTCAGGAACTGAACGATCCGCAAGCGGACTACGGCCCTCCGGCGTCACTCCCAACCGATCCATCACCTCACTGGCGATCTTCACCTGAACGGGCGTAGGCTCCGGTTCGAGCACGATGGGATTGCCGTGCATACCCGTGATGACGTCACCGTGGTTATTGCGCAGGTACCGGGGACCGCTCAGCGCCTTCTCGTACACACCGACGGCGTCCCTCCCAAGGCGCGCGATTCCCCGGCGTATACCGAACCGTACCCGTGCGTGGGCAGCGTCCTGCGTGTTGAACTCCGACACGAGGAGTTCGAGGTGCTGCCGGACCTCCGGGTTGTCCAGGAAGTCCTTGATCTCCTCTGCTGACCATTTGGCCTCGATCAGGACCATCGGCCCGCGCATGAACACGCGCTCGACGAGGTGTATCTGGTCGTCCGTGAGAGGCATGTGGACCCCCCGTTACACAGTGTATCAACTACGACATCATCGCGCAACGTAGCCCCGGGGAGGTGAAGATGCGGACTGCCTTGCGTGCGCGAGACTCCTTCAGCTCGCCGGTGGTCGGGTCGCGGTACTTGGCGGGCTTCCGCTCGTACGGCTCCAGAGTTCCAACTCCAGTCAGCTTCACGGAATGCCCATTGATGAGCGCGTCACGCATCACCCGCATGACGGTCTGCCACGCGGCGTGCGCAATCGGGCGGCGGATCAGGAGAGTCCGCTCAAGCACTTCCTCGAATGCCTGCTGCGCGACCTTCCCTTTTTGGCTGAGAGGCAGTGAACGGAGGTACTGGGCACTGCGAACAGATTTGCCGCCTCCGTTACCACGGGCACGGCTGCGCTTTCGCTTCTGAGGAACCTTGACCGGTACACCTCGATTACCGGCCCTTGCTGCGGAACGACTTCGAGCCATTGGGCGACCTCCTTCTCGATCATCACGTAGTTGGGCCGATAGGCCCTCGTGAAAAAGAGAATAGGCCGCAGCCCCACCTGCTGCGCCTGCGCGCATGCCTGTGTCCACCATTTCCACACAGGCCACTGCGCGTTCTTCAAGACACCGTCTAGATCCCACCCCTCTTGGTCCTTGCACTCCACACAGAAGGGGAAGGTGACATCAGGGCGATGAAGGATGTCACCTTCGCCCTCCCAGTGCCCATCAAGCGGGGTACTGTCGGTGAAGCGCCGCCGAAACGGCAGCTTGTATACTGGACACTTCTCCCAATCGCCGGGGACAAGCCACTGGGACAGGAGTCGGCACACGGTATTCTCGTACCGCTCTCCCTTGGTCCTACCGTCTTTCACTGGACTACCTCCAACAGCAAACTACCGGAATCGCGAGAATACTTCAAGACTTTTTTGCCGAATACACGGGGGTTACTTGATGCTTGCAGCACCTTTGGCATGCACGACGGTCACCACACGGTCGGCAATCAGCTTGAGCGCGTTGTTGTGCGTGATGAGCCCCACCGGAAAATCTGTCGATAGCTCCCGCAACAGGTCTGATACGCATGCGGTACCCGTCACGTCCAAACCGTCGAACAGTTCGTCCACGAATAGCTGATCGAAGCTCTTCGTGTTCCGTGCAGACACGATGTCACGGAATGCTAGGAGGAGCGCTAGATCCATGCGCTTCCGTTGGCCCTTCGAGGCTCCCGCGTACGAGAGCGTACAACCGGGGATGCTCCCTTCGACGTCCAGCTTCTCACGGAACAGGTCTCTCGACTTCAGCTTCGAGGTCGCCGACAACCGTACGATGGCCCCATCGCCGAGGAGCGTCTGCGCGTACGTAGTCGCCTTCCGGTTGATCGCGGGGATCTCGGCCTCGATCATGAGGCTCTTGAGTCCCTGGTTCCCGAACCCGTCAACCCAAAACGAAACGTGCTCTGCTGCCGTCTTGTGTCCTGCGATCTCCTCGTCAACGACTTGGATCTCCGCCTCGACGTCACCTATCTCATCGCGGATGTCGTCTGCCTGCTGTGCCATCTTCGCTTGCGCCGCCTGCATCTCTTCCACCCGGGCACGTTCAAGCTCGATCAGGTGCCGCGTCTTCGCCTGCGCTTCCCGCACCCGCTCCACTGCCTCCATCGCTG